CTAACGATACTCAACATTGTAAAACACTTGCAAAAGAAAACACTACTTTTGTAGGTAATATTTTATTTTGGTCAGTTAGCCCAACAATGGACACAAAATACGAGTCTATTACTAGAAAATGTTTAACAAAGAGAGGTCATAGTGTACTTAACTAATAAAGAAATAGCGTTGCTTATTAGAGCAATCTGCGAATATGAAGAATCAGTTATGAATATGAATGATTTTGAAAAAAATTCTCAAGCAGAAAGTTATGGATATAGTGAATCTGCTTTAGATAAAATTTCATTTAAACTAATAAAACAAAAAAGGAAAAACAATGCAAGGAATACCAATGCACAGAAGAACTAATACAACAATAGAAGAAGTAAATAAATCAATCGAGGAACTATCACTACAATGGAATGTTAGTGAAAAAGATAATCTTAAAATAGCAACTTGTATTATAGGGCTACAATTAAGAAAGATTAGATTGATGAGAGGTAAGACCCAATCAAGAGTGGCTAAAGCTGTATCCGTAACATTTCAACAAATACAAAAATATGAGAGAGGACAAAATGCTATATCTATAAATATAATGATGAAATTATGTGAATATTTAGATGTATCAGTTGACTTTTTCATTAAGCAAGACTTCGTGGCAAGATAAAAGACTTAATGCTATCAACAGGGCAGTATTAAGAAAAATATTACCTCATTGGTATGTGATAGAAGAATATATGAATGTATTAAATTCTAAAGCTAAAAACAAACAACAATATAAGGGAGAGAATAATGGATAAATATCTATATGAAGAAATAAGAAAAATTAAAAGATTAGAAGAAAAAGAACCTAATCTTGATTTATCTAAATATGCAGTTAGAGAAGAAGAAACAAAAGGAGAGAATAATGGCAATACATAAGCTAGAACATGGTCATACGATTGAGTTCAATGAAGAAAAGCACGTCTATATACATAACAATGAATATGTAGTTGGTATGAGTACACTACTTGGAAAGTTAGCGAGTCCAATGTTAGAGAATTGGAAGATTAGCCAACAAGTTAATTCTATTAAAACTGAAATGGAACGAGAGGGTATTCCAATCGACCAGATACAGAAGATAGTTACTAATGCTAAATCTAATGCAAAAAAGTCAGGAGATAATATTTTAAATATTGGTTCTATGGTTCATAAGTTTTGCGAGATGTGGCTTAAAGGAGAAAAATTTACTGACCCAAGCGACCCTGTTATATTAAGTTGCTTTGAAAAGTTTAAAAGGTTTTGGACAAAACATAATCTAAAAGTTATTGAGTCCGAAAAGGTTTTATATTCTGAACGAGGGTTCTGTGGAACTTTAGACTTAATTGCTAAAGACTCACAAAATAATCTTTGGCTCATAGATATAAAAACTTCTAAAGGTTTGTTTCTAAATATGGTTCATCAACTACATGGATATAAGTTGGCCTATGAAGAACAAACAGGAAAGAAGATCAATAAGATGTATATAGTTCGATTGCCTAAAGATAGTGGCGACTTCGAGGCTAGACATATCTTATACAAAAAGGAACACTTAAAAGCATTTCTTGGATTATTGAGTTGTCATAAATCTGAGTTATTATTTAATGAATCTGTGCGTAACTATAACAAACTAAAAAAAGGAAAAAAAAATGTATCAACAAAATAAATCCAATAAAGACTTTGTAGCTTTGACACTTTGGTTAAATCCAACAGGCAATCAAGCACCTAAATATGAATACAAAGCTAGTGCTGAAAGTTTATTTATTTGTAGTGCAACAAAGAAAAAATATAAACTATCGCAAATAAATGAATGGTATCAAACAGAAGCTGTTCAAAGATTAGTTCAACAAGGCTATACGGGTAAATGGTTTGCTAAAACTCAGGAAATTGAAACTCCAAAACCTTATGATAAAGGTAATATTCAAATGGTATTAAGTTTTATAATGACTAAACCATATAAACCTCAACCCAATGTAGATGGATTTAAGCCTGTAGGCCAAACTATGCCTCAGTACACACCTCAACAAATGACAGAGGCTCAACCATCAGCACCAGATAATTCTATGCCTGTTGAGAAAATGTCAGATATGGACGATGAGATTCCATTTTAATGGCTGAACTATCTAAAACTCAAGAAGAACTTATTAGCGATTTCTTTAATCTTAAAAAAGATTTCGCTTTTAAGGTTGAGGAATTACAAGCTATGTATTTAGAAAATAAAGGATTAAACAAAAAGATAGATGCTTTAGAAAGAGAAAATCATAGTTTAAAACAACAAATAAAACAATTAGAACAAGACGCTGAAGAAATGCTCTTGTATCCCTAAGGAGATAATTATGTTAATTTTTGGAAAATCAAAATCAGATTGGAAAGTGTTAGAACTACATTATAGACGAGAATGGATTTGCTTTACAGTAGGCTTTGTATTAGGAGTTATATTGATATGAGTTTAAGCGATCAATTATATAAAAAATTAGAAGATGCTTCTAATGATTGGGCTGAGTGGCAAAAGAAAACTATAATTTTAGATGAGGGTAAAAAAGCAGTTTTTTCTTCGTGTGTAATTAAACATAAGAAGTTAGTTAAGACTATGAGTGAGGCAGAGCATGAAGCAAGAATAGACCCTGACTATAAGATGATTGTAGAGCAATATGCTGAAGCTGAAAAAGAATTAATTAAAGCTAGATATAGATATACCAATATTGATAGATACGTTTCACTCAAGCAATCAGAGTTAAAACGTGATCTAGCTTTGAATAGTAAAGTTTAATGGATTCTGCTAACGATATATTGATTTGCTCCCCATATATGAGTTTAGTAGATAGAGTGGTCAGCGAGAGTTGGCCACTTGTTAAAAAGAATTTTGGGAAGAATAACGATAGTTTATATAAACGGCTATCACTTTGAATTGACCCAAAATAATTAGGGTGGTTTTGCTCTCTCTTTACCACCCTAGTTTCTAGTAATATCAAAATGTTTTATATCAGTATTTTTGTGAATTTGTTTGTAAGTGTATTCGTAATTTATTAAATCAACATCACTTCGTCTTTTTATTTCTTCAACCATCTCATTAACTTTTGTAAAGTATGGAAAAGTATCAACAAAACGGAAAGAAATCCATGAGCCATATGGATTGTTACTTGTTTCTAATTGTAGTTCTAAATCTGTGATTACTGCATCAACTTTTAATTTGTCCATTTGGACATGATACTACTTTTTGTTTCGGTTTAAAACCTTATCTGTCATTTTGGTTGAGAATGTTGCAGTAAATACAATAATTACTAAATACCATACACTATCAGGTAAATCGTTTATTATTCTTACCCATTCTTCAAAGTTATCTCTAGTGCTATCAAACCAGCCTGTACTTAACATTCCAACAAGCCATAACATTAATATTTCATCTTTCCAAGATTTATCTTGGCTTTTAATTCTTTGAACATCAACTTCTTTACAAGCCTGTATCTCTGCTTCTCTAATTGTTTTTACTTTTTCTGCTTTGTGTTTTAAATGGTCAGTAACTTTGCTAACTGCTAATTTTGTTAGAGGATTGTTTAATAAACTAAAAATCATAAATAAATATTATTTGTTAAAAAAATTAATGTTGTCCAATATACCACAAGAATAGAATAAATTAAATAAGTGAAGTTCATTAACTCCTAATATTCCTTATTTTTTATTTTTCAATAATTGAATTTGTAAATCACAATAATGTTTGATTTTTTCTAAATCCTCTATACCATTCTTGTTTTCAAATCTGCATATATATTTAATTATACAGCCCTGTATAAAAGATAGCTTATTTGCCACTATAAACTCAATAGGCTGTATCGAATACGATTGGTAGTGCTTCCCACCTATTTGCTTGTCAGTAGCTTTCTCTGTGGCTCTCTGTGGCTTTAACCTAGACAATTTTACCTATCCAATCGCCTTTTTTGTCTAAAACCATAGGGAGTAGTCTTGGAATACCATTTAGTATAATTGCACAACCTATGATAAACCTAGTCTTAAAATTTTTAGCATAAGCAAAAGCCATGCTCTTTTGATTTATTAAACAACCTACATTCATTCCAAAAAATAGGTTATCTGGGTTTGCCCACCAACTAACAACAAATTTAGTATGATAATGACCTTGTACGCAACTCATTCCCATAGCTTGACTTGTTTTTAATACATCTGCACTTCTACCATGTGTAAAAAAACATCTCTGATTATTAGACATAGTAAGTGTTAAATCATCTATCCACTTCCATTTTTTAGTGCCTAAGAAATCTCCATAATCTCTTAAAAATTCTTTACTCATTCCATACTTTAATGCTCGTCTATAAACTAAGCTAGAATGGTTACTATCTACTTCTGTAACTTCAGGAAATACTCCCTCTAATTCTTTTATATATTTTCTAGCTTCTTTTAATTCATGTCCAGCAGAATATAAAT